CAAGTTCTGCAAATGCACCATCTATAAATTCTGTAAATAGTTTTATTTGTCGTAGTGGTATTTCTGGAAGTGTACAATCTTCTGTTATTGGTGTTAGTTCTGGAATTACAATAGTGGACATCAATTGTGAGAGATTATTGCTATCTCAGACTTTATTTAAACAAGGGCTGAAAATCGCAAGTGTAAGTATTTTATGTCAAGACAAAAGAGTATTTGTAGCCATGCAAAATTCTGGAACAAGTTGCCCTGTCTATGATCCTGTAAAAAAAGTTTCTTTGATTGGACAAGAGGCACAAGATTATTGGGAAGCTAATCTAGAATTAAGACCAGATTATGAAGATATAAAAGATCGAATTGTAGCAGAACAAAAAACACAACAAGGAGATTTAGATGGTCTTAAAGATTTTGGTCTTTTGGCTTTGTCTATGCTTCTCTTACTCTAAAGCTGAAGAAATAGATACAGGTAATCTAGTTTCACCTGCTGATGAATGGACATTAGAAAACAAAGCATCAACCACCCAATGCAGTTATTCTGGTCAATTAGAAGACGGAGAAGTTTGCACAGGTAGTTCTAGTGTTAGAGGCAGCTACAATGAAAATGATGGTGGTAGAATTATATCTGATGAGATTAGTCTTATAAATCAAGGTTTATCTGTAGAAGAAATACAACAAGGTTTTGATTATCAATATGGATCAAGTATTGAAAGTCATGTCAGCAATACAAATGTTCCAAGCTGTTCAAACACAAATGGTGACTGTAAAGATTATTTTACAATCACAGTCAGATTATCTGATGAAGTAGGAACAGTTTTTAGAACACATGAACACACAGTAGAAATGGATTATGTGGGTGTCAGAGATTACACTTACAATCAAACCTTAGAACAAAACAATTACTTAGATGTAAGTTTTAAAATGGATATTTGGTCTGTAGATGCAGGATATACTTCTCAATATTTTGGTGGAATTATCTCTGATCCATTTTTTTCAGTTCAATATCAAACAGTAGAGATTATATCCGATATTATTGATGATGTGGTAAATGATATTATTTTTGAAGAAATAGAATATGAAGAAGTATCATTTGAAGTTGTTATTGAAGATTATTTTAATGAAGATATTTCATTTGAAATAGATTTTGCACCTATGGAAGATTTAGATATTTCACTAGATTTACCTGTCATTGATGATTTACCAGAGATAGAAGTTGAAGTCTTTGCAAATTTAGACGAACAGATTATGGAAGATCTGCCAGAGTTAATTGAAGATTTACCAGAAGAAATAGAAATGGAAACTGTTGAAGAACAACCAGAAGAAATAGAAGAACAAACAGAAGATACTATTGATGATCCACAAGAAGAAACAGTTGAAGAAGTAATAGAGGAAACTTCAGATGAGCCAGAGCAAGAAGAAGTTGAAGAAACCGAAAGACCACAGCCAAAAGAAATAAAACAAAAGATTGCTAAAAAAATTATTGCTAGTCAAAAAGATAAGATGTCTGTTGAGTCACAAACAACACAATTAGCATTGATGATTGTTTTATCAGATAATGATTATAGCAAATATACAGATAGAGAATTAGTTGATAAACAGTTTTATGAAGATGTAAATTTGTATCTGGATCAAAACATGATAGAAGATACTAACTTAGATTTATTTTATATGGATTATTTAGGAATGAATGAATTAGTGGATTTACAATGGCAGAGGTAGAATATCAAGGTATAAAATTAAAAGGTGGGAAAATATTTATTTTGTTTTCTTTGCTTGGTACTCTTGGTGGTGGTCTTTGGGGTGCTTTTGAATTTTGGAAGGATTATCAACTGCTTCAACAAAGAGTAAACGATTTTGTAAGCCCAGACATGAGCCACTATGATGAGCAAATAGCTGTGTTGAAATCTGAAATATCAACAGTTTTAGAAGAAGTTAGCCTAGTCAATGATGTAGCTTCAACACTTTCCAAAAATATTAATGATGACATAAAAGACCTCAAAAGTGACATCAGATCCATAGATAAAGTAGTCAATGATGTTGAGGACAGGGTAAAAGATACAGAAAGAGAACTATCACAAGATTTGAAGGTCATAGAGCAAGAATTAGAAGATAAGATACAAAAAATCTTAGCCAATCCATTAGCAGGAGTTAAATAATGGCTACAGAGAAAGAATTAGAAAAACAACTAAGACAGATTAAAAAAGAAGTTAGAGAACTCAGAACACATAATCAATTCTTATTAGATAGGTTAGAAAAAGGTCACGAAAGAAATGCAGAATTAAGAAAGCAAATAATGACTATGACTATTGATGATGTTATTAAAATACAAAAAGAATTATCAGAGTATCAAGAAAAAGTAGCTAAAGATAAAGAACTATTAGAAACATTTGACAAACAAACCGAAGTGAAGTTAGATACACAAGGGATCAAAGATGGCAACACAATCTGAAAAAATAAATAAACTTGATAAAGAAGTAGCTGTAATAAAAAAAGATATAGAAATTATCAAGACAAATCATTTAGTACACTTAGATCAAAAGTTGAGATCAGTAGAAAAAGTATTGTGGACTGTTGGTGTTTTAGTTTTTTCTAATTTAATTATTTTACTTAGAGATATTATCTTGTGAACTTGCCAAGTATATTTTTGCTTGGATATTTTTGTGTCAATTCAATGTGTGTAAACATCAACGAAAGATTTAATTCTGTAAATGATTGCAAAATGCAAGGTTCTCTCATAAAGTCTATGCTTGATGAAAACAATATTCGCAAATACATAATGTTCTGCGTTGATGCAAATGAGTACGAAAAAACATGAAAGAATTTTGGTTATTAGCGATCTTCATGCACCTTATTGTCATGTAGATAGCATTGCTTTTTTAGAAAAACTTAAAAAAAAATATAATCCAACAACAGTAATAAACATTGGAGATGAAGCATCTTACAATAGCATACATTTCCATGAGATAGATCCAGACTTAGCAAGTGCAGGTGATGAATTAGAAGTCACTAAAAGTTGGCTTCATAGATTAGAGAAGCTATTTCCAAATATGGTTATTCTAGAAAGTAATCATGGATCAATGGTTTTACGCAGAGCCATAGCAAAAGGTATGTCAAGAAAATTTATAAAATCCTATAATGATATATTAGAAGTCAATGATGGGTGGATTTGGAAAGACAAACATCAGATAGAATATGAAGGCAAAAAGATACTGTTTGGGCATCAGTTTTCTAAGAATATTGCAAAAGCTGTAAGAGAATATTCTCAATGCGTGGTGCAAGGTCATTTTCATTGTACTAGTGAAGCAACCTTTGTCAGTAATGAATTTCATTTGAATTGGGGTATGACTGTAGGGTGTTTAGTCAATAAAGACAGTCTAGCTATGGCATATATGAAAATAAACCTAGCAAAACCAATACTTTCTTGTGGTATTATTACTGAGGGATATCCACACATTGTTCCTATGGTGTTGAATAAAAGCGGATCATGGGATAAAAATATATATATATGAGTGACTTCGAAGATAAGATAAATCCTACATATTACATTGGAACTAAAATACAGCTTATAGATGTGATAGAGGAGTTTAAACTTGGACACCATGAAAGCTGTGTTTTAAAATACATAGTTAGATATAAAGATAAAAACAAACTAGAGGATTTAAAAAAGGCTCAATGGTATTTATCAAGATTAATAGAGAGGTATAGTAATTGATGATTTTTGAAAGATTGAAGCAAGATCTCACCAGATGGGAAGGAATAAAATACGAAAAATATAAATGTAGTAGCAACCTGTGGACTATTGGTATTGGACACATGATAAGAGATGATGAACAAGAATTATTAAACAGAGAGAAACCATTAAAAAACCATGAGGTCATGCATATATTTGAAAAAGATGTAAATAATGCAATAGAAGATACTAAGAAATTTATTGATCCTAATGAGGTAGAGCCAGAAGCATTTGAAATCTGTGTACACCTTTGCTTTTGGATTGGACTACCAAGATTATTAGGTTTTAAGAAATGCAGAGCCGCATTAAAAGATAAAGATTATGTTTTAGCCGCTGAAGAACTTTTAGATAGTAAAATGGGAAAGTCAGATGTCAGAGGTTTAGTAAATAGAATAACTGAACTGTCAGCAAGAATGAGAGATGTGTAATGCTAAATAAATTATTAGGTGGTGGATTAGTTGATAGTGTAGGAAAGATTGTAGATGAATTACATACTTCTGATGAAGAAAAAGCACAAGCTAAAATAAAACTTAAAGAATTAGATAACGCACTTAACAAAGCACAAACAGATATAAATTTAGCTGATGCAAAATCAACAGCTACAGGACTAGGGGGATTGCTACAGAGAATTTGGCGACCATTGATTGGTGTAAGTTGTAGCTTAGCGATTTTCTGGGAATTCGTTTTAAAGCAATTTATAGTGTTTTTTCTTGCTGTGTTTGAAGTTCAAACTCTACCCTTGCCATCTCTTGACATGGGTGTTCTAATGCCACTTGTAATGTCATTGTTAGGAATGGCAGGACTTAGAACATACGAGAAACAAAAGGGGATAAGCAAATGATAGATATGATGAAAGATTGGTTTGAGGATTTTATGAAACTTAAATCATGGGTTAAAGTATTAGCGGTAGTAATACTTGTAGTTGTTTTACATCATTGGGTACTACACTAATGGCTAAAGGTAAAAAAACAAAAGGTCTGACGAAAAAGCAGATGAAACTTCCAAAGGCATTAAGAGATGCTATTATGAAGAAAAAGAAAAAGTAGAAGGGAGTTTAGTATGCCTTATCATTATGGTGGATCACATTCCAAAGGAATGAAAAAAAGCAAAAAGAAAAAAATGAGGAAAAAGAAAAAAAAATAAAATAGGGGTGGGTATCTTCCCACCCTATTAATGTCATGGGAATAACTACATCAACACTAATTCAAGAACTGATACCTAGATCATCTGGTAAGCGATCAAAAAAGAAGCGAACTAAATCATATAAAGCGAAGGAAAAAATCTTGCGTGTCAAAAATCCTTCATCTTAAATTTTACGATCATATGTCATTGACTAATGAATGGCATGACTTGGATCTAATACTAAAAACTAAAATTGTTGAATGCGAGGTCATTGGATTTCTAATTAAAGAAGATGACTTAGCTTTTTACCTTGCAACCATGCTTGGTGGAGAAGAAATGGGATCATGCCATGTAATTCTCAAATCTACTGTCACTTCAGTAAAAGAATACCCAAAAAAAGCCAAATAGAGAGCCATACAGAGCAATCTAGCCCTTCTGGTATGCAATCATACTAGGAAATAACAAACACAACAAACACCCCTCTTTTTTGCGAAAATATACTATAGTTAGTGAGGGGTGAATGTTAAACGACACTATATATAGTGCCACAGGAGGAATACTCTTATAAAAAAGAAGTGTTCTACTTATTTTCTACCTTTTTTTATGTCTAAATCAATATCTAAATTAGACAAAAAATAATTATAAAAATAATTTGCATTTTCTATAAAACTTCTATACAAATTTAATCATGTTAAATATTAAGGAGAATACAACTATGATTAACAATTTAGAAAAATCAATTCAATATCAAGCTAATGGTGATGGTGGATATATTCTATCTCAAAATTATGATCGTAGATTAGATGAAGTCTATGGAAATTTAATATTTGATTATCCACACATTTGCCAAAGAAGTGCTCACAAAGAACAAAAAAACAGATTGTTCAAAGCCCTAGCAAATTCATACAAAGTAAAATTTGCAGATGTAAAAAGACTAGGTGATTGTGTACGAGAAGTTCGTGAAGAAGAACTTGTTATAGCTTACCAAATGAAAAAGGAGAATACAAAAAATGATTAATTATTTTTTTAGAGATGGTGAAAAAGTTGAATACAAAGTATTTGACGATAACGGAAAATTAGTAGCTAACAGATATTGTGGAAAATGTGGAGGTACAGGTTTGACACCTTATTATTGGGTGCAGGGTGGTACTTGTTTTAAATGTGATGGTACTAAAATTGATCCTACCCCTAGAAGGGTATTTACAAAAGAGGAGTTAGATAGATTAAATAAAAATGCAGAAGCCAGAACTCAAAAGAGAATGGCAAAAGCTAAAATAGAAAATAATTTAGTTATTTCTGGAATTGAATTTGGACATTATTGGAAAAGTTTTAATGAACAAGTACAATTCAAATCATGGAGAGAAATCAGAAAATCTAAATATTTAGCCTACACTAAAACAGGTTTTAGCTTGGAAATTTTAGATTCAAAGACAAAAGATTTTTGGGTAAAAGTAAAATCTGACTTTGTTGAGTTAGGTAATTATATCAAAGAATTAACTTTAGTTTTTAGTCATGGCTTTGAAACTCAATATGGTTATTCAGAAATTTATAAGTTTGTTGATGACCAGAGTAATCAATATGTTTGGTTTACTTCTTCTTTCCCAGAATTAGAAAAAGGTAAAACTTATAATGCTAAGTTTATTGTAAAAGATAATCAAGAGTCAGATCAATATGGTAAACAAAACATGATTAAAAACTTTAAGGAGGTAAAATAATGTTAAACGAAATACTTACACTAATTGTTCATATCGGAATGATTGGTTTCACACTTTATTTTGTAAAGGAGTTATTTAGTGAATAGGCAAAAACTTGCAGAGATTAAGTATGACTTACAAGGTCAGCTTAAAATGAAACTTCACCAACTAGAAGTTCATTCAAAAGAAAAGGGTGGAATATCAGATGCGTTTTTATCTGGTTATTCACTTGCAATAAAAGATTTGGGAATACTTGTACCAGATTGGAAACATGAAAATGTGAGTAATGAAAACAATCCAAAAGTATTTCCAGATGAATATATTACCAAACCTATAGACGCGGAAGGAGAAACAAATGAAAATACTTAAATTCACAGGGAAAGATAAATCAGAAAAGTACACAACAATTCGTGTCAAGACATCTGATCTAACTAGGATAAAAAAAGCATTTGGTGAGAAAAACATGACATCAACTTGGCATGATATTTTTACACAAATGACTAATACTTGTTTTTTGGATAAACGATAATGCCAGAACAGTTAAAACCATTTATGAGTTTAGTTGCGAAGCTATACTTAAACTATGGATATGAATACTATCCATTATGTAAATATAAACAGGAGAAAATAGATGTTAAAGAAGTTGTGCGTCATGTTAATGATTACCTCATGCTCTTACAATCCTATAATCGACTCGGCAGGAAGAAGTGGCACTTTTGATGAGTCAAGAGCAGACTACATCACTAATGACTTGCATCATTGTAAGATGATTGCAAAAGAAAATACTAATAATGTTCTAGAAGGATTTAAAGTAGTTCATAATTGGTATGTCAGACCATCTTTATTGTTTTTACCAAACGAGATGGAATATACTTATAAACCAATGGTAAACAAATGTATGACTCTAAGAGGTCATGCAGTATTAACAGGAGAATAAACTATGGAAAAAAGAAACGACTATCTAATCAAAGCATTAGAAAAAGCAAGGAAGGAATTTAAGGAACTTAAAAAGTCTGGAAAAAATAATTTCTTCAAAACAGCAGGTGGTAAAGCACATGAATACAGTACATTAAATGATGTGTTTACAGCTTGTAGAGATGCCTTAATGAATAATGATCTCAATATCATGTATAATCTTTCATACAATGAAGGCATGAATTTTTTGACTACGACATTACATCATGTATCAAGTGGTCAGAAAGAAACATCAACATCAATCTTGGGTAATGCTCAGATGACAAGTCAAGCACTAGGATCAGCTATTACTTATATGAGAAGATACCATATTCAAGCTATGTTGAACCTAGAGGGTGATTTTGAAGATGATGGTAATATAGCATCTCAGAAACCTGCACCTAAAAAACAAACGACAGCAGAAATAATAGACGATAATATAGGGGGATTAGAATTATGACAAAAGTAAATCTTACTTTATTTGTTAATGAGAATAAGAAAACAAACCCATTAGCACCACCATACACAAACAGTAAATTTCAACCAAAACACGACATAGTGTTGAAAGCAGATACTGTTTATGAAATGTCATTGTTTAAGAATACACATGACTTTGACAAAAACCAATATTTGGACAGAGAAGGAAAACCCACACACAGGTTATCCATCACTATTAGAGAAAGTGAATATTGGGCAAACCAAAATGAGGTAGTAGCAAAAAACCTACATCATATCACAGAGGAACAACCAAAACCAAAACCTGTTGATATTGATGATGATATTCCATTTTGATTAAAAACAAAAAATACATGATCTGGGCATTGGATAAATTTGACTGTTATCCATGCTCAGTTCTTGGGTATGCAAACTACAATCAATTACAGTTCCACCATATACAATTAGAAAGAAATAAACTTGGTGGTGCTTTAATGCGTGACGACAGTAATGGAATAGTGATCTGCTTCAACTGTCATCAAAAAATTCATACTAAGTATGGAGAAAAGAAATTTTGGGGTATGCTGAATGTAGATCCCAGAATAAAGGCAAAACAAATGTACGAACAGTACAAGGAGAAATATAATGAAAAAAGGACTATCACAAAACGCAAGAATATTAGACCACCTTTTAGCAGGAAAAAGTCTAACACAGCTACAAGCAACTAAACTATTTAATTGCACTAGATTAGCTTCTAGAATTAATGATCTCAAAAAAGAAGGTTGGGATATTGACTGTAAAATGGTCAAAAATCATAATACAAAAACACATTTTGGATCGTACTCAATTAAATTTTTATAATTGTGGGTATCAACACACCAGAACAACTACAGCAGACTGTATGTTTGTCTTGCAAAAAAACATATACTAAGGCTATGTGTATAATTGTAAATCAAGCATACAGTTTGAGATATTGTATAAAATGTTATAACAGGAGAAAAAAAGATGGCAAAATTACCAAAGATGAACTTATTTGTAGATAGCTTTAATTCAGACACAGTTTACTTATCAGAGGAAGAACTAGGTCTATACATGAGAATGATTTTTTATGCTTGGACACATAACGCATATTTACCAAAGGACAAAGAAATAATTTATTGTTTACCAAAGAAACCTAATGATGCTTTGGTTGATAAGATACTTAAATTGTTCTGGACTGAAGATGATAAGGGGTTTTATCAAAAAAGAATGTTGAAAGAGTATAATTATGCTATGGAAGTATCTTTTAAGGCTAGTGAGTCAGCTAAAAAACGATATGCGAATGCAGAGCCAACCTTCAACGATCCTACTGCTACTAAAACTAAAACAATAACTAATACTAAAACTAATAAAGATATATATGTTCAACAATTCAATGAATTTTGGGAATTAGTAAATAATAAAGTCAGTAAAGGACAAGCAATAAAAAATTATCAAAAATTAGATAAGGAATGGGCATTACAACCTAAAGAACTAGCTGAAGCATACAATGACTACTACAATTCTATTGGTGAAAAGAAATTTGCAAAACAACCTGCTTTCTGGTTATCAGCAGAAAAGTATTTAGATGAAAAACCAAAGGAATATAGCAAAAAAGATGAAGATGATTACAAATTACAATCTTATGTAAAAATGTATCGTAAAGGAATTAGATTACCTATTTGGAGTAAACAAGATTTAGACAAACTTGAAGCACTTGCAAAACTAAGTAATTAAACTATCTTTCAATCATGGAACATGAGCCACAACCACAACATTATATTATTGTAGAGGAGAAAGATGGAACATTCTCTGCATTTATAAGATATGCAAACTTTGAAAGCAAATCTGATGCTGAAAAAGGATTGCAGTTAGTAATGGATCTCATGGGGTTTAAATTGCAACCGAGTATAACTTATCATTGATGATAGTAGAACAAAAAGCATTAACAGATATAAAACCTTACATAAAAAATCCTAGAAAAAAATGGGATATTCAAAAGGTGGCACAATCAATCAAAGAGTTTGGATTTCAACAACCTATAGTAGTTGATAGGGGTGGAACTATTATAGTTGGTCATGGCAGATATGAAGCTGCAAAACTTTTAAAACTTAATTCAATACCTGTCACTATTGCTGATTTACCACCAGAGAAAGCTAAGGCATACAGAATAGCTGATAACAAAACAAACGAGTTTAGTGAGTGGGATATATCATTATTACAACAAGAATTTACTGATTTGTTAGATGCAAACTTTGATTTAGAACTTACAGGATTTGACCATGATGAATTAGAGAGTTTGATTACAGGTGAAAAAGCAGGACTTACAGATGATGATGATGTTCCTGAACTACCTGATGAGCCTAAATCTAAACTAGGAGATATATATAAACTTGGTGAACATAGATTGATGTGTGGGGATAGTACAAAAATAGATGATGTTGATAAACTTATGCAAGGTGTTTATCCAGATTTAATACATACAGATCCACCCTATGGAATGAATGCTGTATCAAAGTCTGGTGTATTATCAAAAAACTATAAATCAGATATTAAAGGAGATAATGATAATTCAGTTGCAAAAAATTGCTTTAATTTAATTTATGGATTATACCCCAATGCAAAACAGATTTGGTGGGGTGCAAATTATTATTCATCTATTTTACCAGACAGCGAATGTTGGTTAGTTTGGGATAAAAATAATGGTAAATCGGATCAAACTGACTGTGAGTTGGCGTGGGCAAATTTTAGGAGTGTTGTTAGACAATTTACACAATCATCTGAAAAAACAAACAGAGTTCACCCAACGCAAAAACCTGTATCACTTATGGAGTGGATAATAAAAAGATTTAAGATCAACACAAATACAATAGCTGATTTTTTTGGCGGCAGCGGATCAACCCTTATAGGTGCTGAAAAAAATAATATTAGATGTTTTATGATGGAATATGATGAAAAATATACAGATGTAATTATAAAAAGATGGGAAGATTACACAGGAAAGAAAGCTGAGTTATTAAATGGCTAGACCAAAATTAGATATAGATGCTAATGAAGTACAGAAACTTGCTTCATTTGGGTGTACAAATACTGAGATAGCTGAGTTTTTTAATTGTAATGAAGCGACTATAAGAAAGGGTTTTTCCGAATATTTAACAAAAGGCAGAAGTATGAAAAAAATTAGGCTTAGACAGATACAATGGAAGATTGCTGAAAATGGTTCCTGTGCTATGGCTATATTTCTTGGCAAAAATATTCTTAATCAATCAGACAATGGAATGATGGAAGATGATGATACACCATTACCATTTAATGTAGAATAGTGCCATTATCTAAGGCACAAAAAGAAGTATTTACATCAGAGGCTAGGTTTAGAGTTCTTATTACAGGAAGAAGATTTGGAAAAACATTTCTAGCTCTAAATGAATTAGCTAAGTTTTCAAGATATCCAAAAAAGAAAGTGTGGTATATAGCACCAACTTATAGAATGTGTAAAGACATAATGCTTGATCCATTGGTCGATAAAATGACAAAACACAAATGGATCAGCAAGGTAAACTATTCTGATCTTACAATAACACTTAGAAATAAATCACTAATACAGCTTAGATCATCAGAAAACTTCAACGCTTTGAGAGGTGTAGGACTAGACTTTATCTGTATTGATGAATTTTCAGATGTAGATGAGAGAGCATGGTTTGAAGTTCTTAGACCAACATTATCAGATAAATCTAAGGAAGGATCAGCATTGTTTCTGGGTACACCCAGAGGTTATGGTAATTGGAGTTATAATCTATTTACAAAACAGGAAACAGATAATAATTGGAAATCATTTAAGTTTACTACATTAGAAGGTGGTCAAGTATCACCAAACGAAATAGAACAAGCAAAGCAAGATCTTGATGAAAGAACATTCAAGCAGGAATATCTAAGCAGCTTTGTAAACTATAGTGGTGCTATCTATTACAACTTCAATAGAGAAGAAAATGTTTTGAAAGAATACATACCAAGT